GACCACCAATAACATCTTTGTCAATTGCAAGAAGTGCAATAACATCATTTGGGTCAAAGTGAATGTCTGAGTCAATGAAAAGTAGATGTGTGCAATCAGAACGATGAATAAATTCATCTACAAGATAGTTTCTTGCACGAGTGATAAGTGACTCATTGAAAAGGAACGAGAACTTTACTTGAACTCCATATTGCATACAGAGTGCCTGTAAATCAAGACAAGACTTCATGTAAAGACCATGATTCATACCACCATACATTGGAGTGGCAACAAAGATACTATTCTTTCTAAGATCTTCTTTTTTAATTGAAATTTCCATAATTTCCTCAGTTATTTTGAAACAGATTTGATTTTCTTATTTGCTTTATTAAAACGGTCAACCAATTTATTGAACTTTCCACGTTTCTTTAAACCCATTTTAAGTGCCAATGGTTTAGAACGTTCAGTATAACACATTCCATTCAAATGGTCAAGCATTTATTTAAATGTATAAATAGGTGTGTGTCACGGAGCAGGAACTCCTACACACTCTAACACTTTTAGGGAGTATCAGCATTGAAACCAACATATCTATATATCAAACAACATTCTAAAACCGGAATCAAATATTTCGGAAAAACTACTAGTAGATATCCAAAGTCATATTTTGGAAGTGGAAAATACTGGAAACTCCACATCAATAAACACGGCAAAGAACACGTAGAAACTTTATGGTTCCAACTTTTTACCGATGAAACAGAACTTGTAGAATATTCTAAAAAGTTTTCCGAAGAAAATAACATAGTTTCTTCCGGTGAGTGGGCAAACCTAAAAACAGAAAACGGTCTTGATGGTGGTTGTAACTCTATATCAAACACCACCGCCAAGAAAATAAGTTCATCTATGAAAGGTAAAAACTCCGGTTCCAAAAATGGTATGTTTGGAAAACGAAACCCACCAGAAAGTTATAACAAAGGTTGGGAAACTCGTAGAAAGAACCAAACCTAAGTATAATATTTCTGTCAAGGTGATATTTTTAATAAGTTCTCCTTGTGTTTCTGTGCCTTGTTGTATCTATCAACCAATGTGTGAAACTTCTTTCTTTTGTTTAAACCATACTTCAATGCCAGTGGTTTTGCCTTAGATAGATAGGTTATTCCATTGAGATGGTCCATTTCGTGTTGAAAAACATGTGCAGAAAGACCAGAAAAGACACCTGTTCTAACTTGACCATTATAATCTTGATATTCAACTTCTACAGTTTCCGGTCTTTCAATTTTCAATCCCAACATAGGGAATGACAAGCACCCCTCTACAATAAGGGATTTTTTATCAGATGATTTAAGAATTTTTGGATTAAAGAATGCTACATATTCTGCATCAGAACCCATTATAAATACTCTATATCGTAAACCAACTTGATTAGCAGACAATCCAAACCCATTTCTACCCTTGCAGTTTTCAACCAACTCAGATGCCAATTCAGTTGGGTCTGTTGGGGGATTCGTGAAATCAAATACAGGCATAATTTCTTTTAAAATTGAGTCTGTTTCAGGAACCAATTCAAGAAGAGTATATTCTTGAATCGCCGATTGTGATCCATATACTACCTGATCCGTTGTATCGATTTTAATTACATCACTCATTATGCTATCCTACTAAATATTTTTCAAAAAGTTCTTTCTTCTTTTCATATATACCCAAACCATTATTACAAGGGACACACAATATACCTCTATATTCTCCGGTTTGATGATCATGATCAACCTGTGGATTTGTTAGAGTTTTTTTACAGATTTTACATTCATTGTTTTGTTTTTCCAATTCTTGTAAAAATCTATCATATGTCATATTAACAATCCCTCTTTTCATCCACTGTTTTTCAGAAAAGTTTGTTCTATTCTTTTCCCTATATTCCGCAGCCTTAACGGGATCGTATTTTTCTTTCCAATAATTTGGATTTTCTTTTAAATTTTGATTAATCTTATGTCTGGAAAGTTCTTTTATTCGTTCTTTATTTTTTTGTTTATAGAGCCTCATATAATCTGGGTTGGATCTTGGAGGCAAGTCACCATATATTTCTCGTTTTTTTCTCTCCATTTTTTACTCCAAAAAGTTTCTTACTTTTTATTATAAAAAATACTAAGGTAACTTTTTGGAGTTTTCTATTCCACTAAAATTGCCAACTTTAGTAAATTTAATAACAGACCTAAACTTATCAAACAGTTGGTCACCCTTATGAGAAATAACAAATACATTGGTATCATGTCCCATTTCATGAATCAATTTTAGAAACTCTTCAGTTCCTACAGTATCCAAGCTACTATCAAATACCTCATCAAGAATTAACAAGTTTGTATTAGTTGAATTTTTGAGTTTGGCAATTTGGCGCCAAGTGAAAAGTAATGCCAAGTCAATACGCATTTTCTCACCTTCTGAGAAGTTTGCATATGAGAAGTCATCTCTGTATCGTGATTTAATAGTTTCTTCAAAGTTTTCATTGATATTAAAGTTCACAAAGAAGTCCATCGCAGACAAATACTTATTCACCAGTTTGTTCATGATAGGCAAATATTGCTTGATGATTCTGGTTTTAATACCAGTATCCTTTAACAAATTTGCAGCATAATCATAATAATGCTTTTCAATAGAAAGTTCTTCTTGTTGTTTTTCAAGACCAACTAACTGGTCATTCAATTCTTTTAGATGAGAATTGTCACCAATAATGTTTTCCTTACGATCAAGAAGTTTTTCAATTTCTCTATTCTGCTTATCTATATAGTCATTGATTGCACGAATGGTTGCATTGTGTTCAGAAACTTTATTAAGATGATTAGCAATATCCTTATTGATTTCTACAATAGTGCTAATCTTGTCGTTGTTCTTTTCTAGTTCTTCTGCAAGTTTTAATAACCCCGTCTGAATTTCATTCTTTTTTTCGTCCTTAACTTTGATCTTATTTTCTCTGAACGAGTCTTCAATCGTTTGGGAACATGTAGGGCAAGTATCATTTTCCAAAAAGAACTGAATATCCTTCTCAATTTTGGATATAGAACTCTCCATCTTGGACTCAATTTGCAATAACTTCTTACTCTTTGTGCGAACTTCATTTTCTGTTTGCACTTTAGACGTAAGCGTCTGAACATGCTTTTGCACAAGAGCAATGTCGTTCTGGAGTTTATCCGCTTGTTGCCTACTTTTCTCAATCTCAATTTTCTTGTTCTGTATCTCTTCTTCATTGTGTGCCTTATTATCTTCAAGGTTTTTCTTCTGAAGTGTAATTTTTTCTTCAGTTAAATCAATGTCATACTTAATACTTCTTGCAGTATCTTTTAGATTGGTCATCTTATCTTTTACAAGAGTATTCATAGAAGAAAAGATACGAATGTCCAATAGATCTTCAATGATTGCTCTTCTATCAGCAGCCGGTAACTGCATAAAAGGCACAAACGATGCTGAACCCAAGATAACAATCTGAGTAAATGACTTGTAGTTTAACTTTAATATAACTCTTTCAAGATATTCCTGATAATCACGCGACTTTGCATCCTGATTAATAAGAACATCATCACAAAAGATTTCAAAGACATTTGGTTTGAGTCCACGAACTACTTTGTACTTCTTTGAACCAATGTCAAAGAAGATTTCAACTACTGCATTGTTCTGATTAATAGAGTTGAGTAGTTGTGGTTTGTTGATCTTACGGAATGGTTTACCAAACAAACCAAAACACAAAGCATCAAGCATAGTAGATTTACCGGCACCATTAGACCCAATAACAAGAGTGTCAGAGTGCCTATCAAGTTGGATATCGGTAAAGGTGTTGCCAGTACTCAAAAAATTACGCCACCTAACATTCCTAAAATTAATCATAATTTATTCAATAGTATTAATTGCTTCCAGATACAATTCACGAAGAATGTTCTTCATGCGTGTCTTGTCTAGATCATCTTGTAAGTTGTCAACAGTTTTGTTTATAATAGTCAGAGTGTCTTCTGCTTGATCTATTATATCATCATCTAGTCCTTCTGTCAAATCAGTGAAATCTTCAACAATAGTGACTTGTAAAGGATTGACATTATAAAGATCACCCATGAACTTATCAAACATGTAAGGGTTTGATTTATTTACAACTACAACCTTTACGTGTTTATTCGAATATTGTGTGAATTCTTGGTTGTTTGTTATAGTATCGTCATACACGATACGATGGAACATTACATTAGGATTTTCACAAAAAGATAAAGTTTCACTATCAAGCTCAAATGTATGAAACCCACGAGGGTCATTATAATCACTCCAAGTAAGTTCATAGGGGTTTCCCAAATAGTATATTCCATCACTAGATGACCTATGATGGTAGTGACCGCTAAAAGTAAAACTAAACTTTCTAAATAATCCACGAGACATACCCTCTTCTGATGGCAGTCCCCGATACATAGAAAACCCTTCAATTTCAAAGTGACCACAACAATATTCTGCCGTTGTGTTATTTATCTCATCCAAACATTCTTGATAGTTATCAGCACAGACCCAAGGGATCATACAAATATTTTTACTAGGATCTCTTCTGTCAATATTGATTGTTTTGGGTTTATCAATCACCTCAATATTATCATATTCCCTCAGTAACAAATCTACTGAATTGACCTCGTTTGTATTTTTGTAATATGTATCATGATTTCCAGCCAACATATAAACACTAATATTACGATTATAAAGTTCATCAAAGAACATTTGTTTGGTTCTTTGTAAAGTGCTGAAGTTTATATATTTTCTTCTATCAAATGTGTCACCAAGAATCAGAACTGTCTTGATGTTTTCTTCTTCTAGTTTTGGAAAGAATGTTTCTTTATAAAACTTCTCATAATAATCAAGAAACTGTTGACTATCGTTTCTCGCCCCAAAGTGTTGATCTGTTATCAGTGCTACTTTCATTTACACTTCCCCATACTCGTGGAGAACAACCACCACCATCAACAAGTTTATATTTTTCACAAATATCATTATTTACTCCACGTTTTCTTTGTTCTGCTTCCCATGTTCTAGTTCTTAACTGGGAACTACTATATGGATGTTCTCTTTTGTGATAGAACAACTCTATACCATTATCAATACACCATTGCTTTCCAGTGAAATCTTTGATACGATACTCATCACCCAAAAACCTAACATCCATTGTTGTGGTTTGAATGAGATGTAACAAATCTTCTTCTGTTTCATAGACAAGCACCTCATCTACATATTTACATGCGGATACTTGAACAAACCTTTCATATATGCTTTGGATTGGTTTGTTCTTACTATCAGGTCTATCAATAGTTGGATCTGTTTGTAAAGCGATTATAAGATAGTCACATTGTTCCTTTTCCATCTTTAACATTGTCACATGTCCGGCATGGAATAAATCAAAGGTACTACAATTAAATCCGATTCTCATTATATCATTCCTCAAAGAAATTGTCAAGACCTTTCGTCTTAGGGATTAACTTTTTGTTTTTCTTATTCTCTTCAAAGTTCTCAATGAACTCTGAGATGTTATCATACAACTCAAACTGTCTGGTGTTATTGGACATTTCATCCAATTCTTGAAGTTCATGTT